TATTAAAGGGTTAACATAATAGTCTAAGCTAGAAAAACTGCTTAAATTATTAATTTGCAGATTTTCTATTGAAAATTTACCGAAACTAGTCGTTGATGCACCAGTAATAATTGGCATATCTTATATTACACTTCTATAATCTTGTTTTCTCTGTCATAAAGATATATTCTTAAACCAGAATTTGCTGATACAATCGAACTATTACTACCAAATTTTCCTAAAAATATACGTTTATTACTTATATTATCATTTTGTATTTTAAATTTTAAAGATTGATTTCTTAGTGTTACTTTGCATAGTAATCCGCCTTTCTTTTGCAATACTTCGTTTATGTAGCTAAAATAAGAGATTTCTGAAGCAGTTCCGCTAGTGCTTTTATTTAAAATATAAGAGAATATTTGATCGAAGTTAATTGTCAAAACATAATAATCAGCTTGCGATTTATATATTAAAGATGATTGAATTTCATTGAAACTATAATCTATAGGTTGAGAATTAATCTGATTGATTGTATATGGATTTATAGAGTAATAATTAGCAGTCTTTACTCCATCTACTAACGTATATAATCCCGATAAATTTATTTCTTTCAAAACATCCGAATCGGCATAAGCTATTGCATTATCAACAAAAGTTGTAGTGTCAGTAAAACTATTATTTGTCAAAGCTTGATACTTTGATGGATCATGTTTTATACAAAAAATAGCATATTCATTATTATCGGTTTCGCTTATTGAAATAATTTTATATAAATTCTTAGAACTATTACTTCTAGAATTTTCTACAATAAAAGGAGTAGAAGAAATTATTTTATTAAAATCTTTAAAGTTATAGCTTTGGTCAATATAAACTCTGTTCGTGTTATTTTCAATACGATCTATTTTTAATTCTATAACATCATCACGATTTAATTTCGCTATATCAGAATCACTAACTGAAGATTGAGAATTTAAAGATTCAATTGTTTTGTTCTGTAAATCTGCTATAAATTTTATAACTTGACCTGTAGAAGTAAGATTTAATTTGCGATCAATTACGATATATTTATCAATCATATTTACTTCTGTAACTCTTCCTTGTAAAATAGAATCATTTTTATTTTGATCCTCAATTTGAATCACATCGCTTGGTTTCAAAATTATACCTTGAAGATCTGTAGCAAAAGTAATCGTTTGATTTTCAAAACGATTTGTTGTTAATAACCATTGACCAATTCTTCTCGCTTGATCTCTTGATGTTATTCCAAAACCTAAAATTTCTTTTGTTACAATGCCATATTGTTTCATCAAAAACGAATCTTCTACAATTTCAACCTGTTGATCGTAATTTTCGTATTTATCTCTAAATAAAACTTTTGCTACAGTATAATTTCCATCCAAGCTGCCGCTTGAATATATGAAAGTGCCATTTTTAACATTAGTATTATTAAATAAATAAGAAACCGGCTTCTCAACGTCAATAGTTGCAGTAATAAAATTATTTTTATAATATGTCAAACCTCTAAATACAGAAGCTAAGTCATTCAATATCTTTAAACATTCTGTTTCATTATCTATATAAACATTACAACTAAATCTAGGCTCTAATGGATCTCTATAATATTGAGTTCTTGGCAAACAACTTCCCGTTACAGTTCCTGAAAAAATATCATCAGGAAAACACGCTTTATTAACTATTGTTGCCGCAAATCCATTAGAATCGTTTATATGATTAGCATACCAAGATAAAATATAAGATTTTGCTCCTGATTCTGTGTTATCTTTATTCTTAGCAATTCTTTCTTTGATATTTAAATTATTATTTATTGGAAAAACTTTATCTTTAGTAAAATCAGATAAAAGAGTAGCTGCGCCACCATTTTCGAAGGCTCTTCTAGGACCAAAATCATTCATCAATTGAATTCTGAAAAATGAGCCTTGACCTTCTGGCACAACTATTTCTTTTCCATTCTCATCCATACCCATTTCATCAACTGCCCAAATTATTTTTTTGTAATTTTTATCAATTGACCCATCATCATTTTTTAAATTATAAAGATAAATTATAGAATTATTAAATCCACCGTTCGCACTTGCATAAGAGCTATTCCCTACAATTGGCGGATATTGTTTTCTGAATTCATCCAAACTTCTTACATTCGAATCAGACGAAGTTTTTTTGATCAAAATATTATTTTTGTTTTCATTGCTAATTTGAAAAATATCTTCAGCATAAGCATGCGGACTAGTTACTTTAACTAATTCATCACAATATTTTGATATTTTATATAACTCCCATTTATTTAAATCTTTATCATAAATTTTTCCATTACCAACACCATATCTTGTATTTGTACATATATCATAAAATATCCAAGCTGGATTATCTGTCCATCTCAAAAATGAATCAAAATTACCATCCCAATCTCCAGAATACTCATGAGCTTCTGGATCATAATTTTTCGGAACTTTAATCTTTAACATTTTAAGATCAAAAGTTCTACTTGGATCTTGATTAAAATGTCGCGAACTAACCGCTGATCTAACAATAGCGCTAAAAGGATATGCAAAATTACCTCTAGTCATGACTTTTTCTACAATAGCTGCAACACTCAAATCTTTGAATATTGTACCATTAGTGGGAGATATTTTTGCCGATAAACTAAATATTTTTACATAATAGGAATTCTTATTCAAAGAATCTAAACTCAAATTAATTGGAATATCAATAACATATCCAGCTTTAGAAACTCCAGATAAAGCGACTATAGTAAAAAATCTATTTGCGCTATTATCTTCACTAATTTCTATACCTACATATATTGTATTTACTATAACATTTCCATCTTGAGTTTTAAATAACTGATCTGCGCGTAATTGTACGCTTATTTGATCACAATATTTATTTAATATCTTATGATTAAATTCTTGGCAATTAGCTTTTGCAGAATCCATTAATGCAACTAAACTTGATAGATTAGATGAGTATTTTTTACTTATTTCTGAAGCGAAAGCATTATTTGTAGATTCTGATTTTATTTCTTGCGCCTGAGCCTTACCATTGACGAAAATATTTTTAAAACAATAAATACCATTAGGATAAGGCACCGCATTTGATGAAAGATCTTTTTCAAAAGATTCTGAATCATTCAAATATATTTTTTGAGAATATCTATGGACTGTTGCAGGAACTTCATAAGAATAGTTATTAAACTCTTCTCCATATCTTATGTCAAAACCCAAAGTAACAAAATTAAACTTATCTAATTTATCATCTATTAAAGGAACGTCGTTATAATAAACACCTCTTCCTAAAATTATATTTTCAATTTGAGTATTATTTGTATCAGAAATATATTTTAAAAGATTTCCTTGCTTATCGACCAGTCCTTCTATCGGCCCTTCACATACCAAATCAGTACAAATCAATCTTTCATCAGATTCTAGTTTTCTGTCTGGATCTTTATCTGCGTATTGAAACGCTTTTAAAACGCTTGATGAAACTTCATTAACAAAAAAAGGTTTTTCAGTCATATATTAATTTAATTTTAGAGCTAAATTAGGATTATCAGATATTGACGATAATATTCCTCCCGCTGTATATGCGGAATTGGCAGGTACTGGCGAAATAGATATAGTATTAGATATTACCGCACTTCCTATTCTTAATCTGCCATATCCTATTGGAACTGGTATATTTCTATTTAAAACATTTCTTATTCCTCCAAGAACAGTAGAATTGGTTTTAACATCTTTCGGAGCTTTAGGACTTAAAACAACTGCCAAAATTATAGACAAAACTATTAATAAAATACCTATTATAATCAATTCTATTCCCGCCCCTTGAATAATAGGTACTATTTCGACTTTGTTTCCATTTTCTAAAATTTTACTTTTTAATAGATGGGCTGGTAATATTTTACCATCAATATAAACTACGAAATGAGTAACAAATCTTTTGAAATCAGAAAAATATTTATTTATTTTTTGATTATTAGCTTCTACAGCTTCGAATATTTCATAAACTGAATCGACATTCAATTGCCAATTCTTTCCTAGTTTTTTACCTAGAATTCCATGTAATGTGATGTCGATCATATTGATTTATAATAAAACTTATTATTCTTTACACTATAGACTAGCATTTGTAAATAAAAGTATTGTTGATTTTCCAGATCCCATTCTGAAAAACCTTCCAAATCTGAACTTATTGGATGACTATGAAACAATATAGGATCTCCATCAAAAATACATTCTTTTGGAGATATCAAAAAATAATTCTGCGGATCAGGATGTATATTGGAGCATTCTTTGAAAGAGTCATAGACTCCATTTTTTTTAATCAAAAATCCGCAAATTTCATTTATTGAATTTGCTGATTTATATATCAATAGATCTAAGATATCATTATTAACCGGGAAGTCTGTAGTCATAACCAATTGTGCCGGGAAATCCTCCAAAAGGAACATTGACATTAGGATCTTTAAATCTTAAAGAACAACCATTTAAATTTTTGGAGCATTTATCTTCTTTCCAAATGTTTGTGTATTGAAATGGATGCTGACCACTTGCAGATGGCCCTACACAAACAAAGAATTTAGATGGTATTTCTAAATTATTAAATATAACTTTTTCATTGAAATCATAATCCAAAGATGGATCTATTTTAACAAAATCTCCTTGAGTATAAGGAACTGTATTATCATAATCGCCCTTATATACAATGTCAGTCAATTCATAAGATTCATAATTAATAAAAGTAGAAGGTTGATTTTTCAAAAACACTTTATTATTTTCATCTGCCATTGGAACACCCAAGTTTCCATCATCATAACCAGTAAAATAATCAATGCTCTGTTTATTAATTGTTTTTATTATATTATAAGAAATCGGAGTTTTATACTTTGATGCCAAATAAGAACTTACAGCTTTAACTTGATCACCAGTTAAAATAGTGTTGTAAACAATGACTTCATATACAACAATTTCACTTTGTTCGTTAGAACATAGATTAATACCAAAATTTTTAGGTTTTCCAGTCACCCCCGTCTGTTCAATAATTTTATTTCCATCTCTATAAAAAATAGTTTTTTCAGTCGCTGATGTAGGTAAAACAGCTCCATATACTCTAGGAATATTTATGAATGGGCAAGAAGTAATAGCCTTAACAGGCGTAATCCATTTGTTTATATATAAAACATCCTCATATCCAGCATGCCAACCTAATAAAAAATTATTACCACTTGCCCCATTAGTCGTCAAACCTCTTCTAGCTACACCTCCATTTGCACATAACCCATCATTTCCCTTTTTAGTTTTGAAAACTTTATTGACTAACTCTGATACATAAAAGATAGTGCAATTTTGTGGAGTAGTTTGAAAATCCAAATTTATCTGCATTGTGTCCCAAAGATTTTGGGGCCAATTTTGAGTAAATAATATTCCAGTATTATTATTTAGTCTATTGACGTTTACATATTTTTTAGGACTATTTGTTAAAGTAACAGTTGCTGAACCAGCAGCAGTCGCCCAAGCAGTTAACTTATCGAATATTAAATCTTTATTGTTAGGATACTCTTTAACTGAAACCGTTCCACTAAAAGTCTGAACGCTTGGATTTGTAGAATCGTTTGGCTTAAACCATCCTACTAAATTAGACGTTAAAGAATAATCGCTATTTACTGTTTCTAAAGCTGTATATGTATATGAACCTATTGCAACAGAAGGACCTTTATAACCATTTATTTTACCATAATTACAGCCACAACCTCTATACTGCCATTGACAAGAATCATTATATACTTTTCTAGTTGGAACTGTTAATCCATCTATATCTAAAATATTAGCTAAAACAAATTCTACTTTGTCTTTTTGTTCGTAATTCTTCTTTTGAATTATAAAAGTATCATTAGATATAAAAGACGTAAAAGTATTTTGCCCCAAAGTATTTTTATTAGATCCTCCAAAATTTATATCATCTAAATCTTTCGCTAAAATCTTTTTTCTAAAAAACCTACAACCCAATAGATCGTTGCGATCTTTTATAAAATTAGTTATAAAATTATTAACATTAGAAATTAACAAAGTTGGGCGACTTTGTTTGCCTTCTGAAGTATATTCTAAATTTGAAATTTCTGACGGTATAAATAAATAAGTCTGACCTTTGAAGACAATATCTTTATCAAAATTTTTAGATCCATGAAAGC